TTTGTCTTAAGGCCACTCCCCTATTTCCAGGCACAAAAAAAGTCGGCCATCTGCCGACGTTTGCCAAGACCTCGCTATATATGGACATTTCCGCTATGCACACCGTTTCCAATATTGTATCAATCCCAAGCATCTTTGCTCTCAAAGGTGTTTGTATTTGATACAATAGAACGATAGTCAGAATTTCGAACACCCCCGTGTGTATGTTTAAAAAAAAAATAGGTGGATACTAATTTTAACCCCTCTTATACAAGAATGTGTTAAAGGCATTTGGGATTCGCCAAAGCATGGATGGAAAGAGTCGTTGGGCAGACAACATCATGATTGAGCGTTGGTTCCGCTCGCTCAAGACAGAGCTGATCTATCCCAACGAATTTTCATCTCCAAGAGATCTTCGTAAACGAATTAGCGAGTATGTTACAGAATACAATACGCTTCGCCCACATGCTGCACTTGATTATGTAACACCGGATGCCGTATATTATTCACATTTTTCTCAGTCGTTAACAGAAGTCGCGTAATAAGCTTAAAAATTTTTACTGTGGTCTAGACAAGGGGCCCATTATAAATTTCATAACATGAAGGTATTCGCTATGGATCTTTTTATGTGTTCAGTTTCATTATACAATTAGCCAATATAAAAATTCTCGAGAATACTCCTTTTATTCCTATTTTACCTATTATTATCAGACTTTTCTGTACAACAATGATTTTCCGGAGAAAAATATGCTATCATGAAAGATAGGAACTAACAGAAAGGAGATCTATCCCTATGAACTTCAATTTTTCACAACTCTTAGACCTCAAGGGCGACTCGGCCCCATTCTCTGAAATCCGACAGCGGATTGCGTCCGATGCTTCGGTGAAAGGCGCAAATCTCGTCATTCTAATCACCGCAATCCTCATTGCGTCCGTCGGCCTCAATATGAACAGCACCGCAGTCATCATCGGTGCCATGCTCATTTCCCCTTTAATGGGTGGCCTTGTCGCAACAGGCTACGGAATGGCAACCTATGACATGCAATTTATCAAGGATTCGATGGTAAAGCTTGGCTTCCAAGTCTCCTTCGCCTTGATTACCTCGGCGATTTATTTTTCTCTTTCGCCCATCAGCGATGCATCTTCCGAACTCTTAGCGCGCACATCCCCGACCATCTGGGACGTTATCATCGCACTAGCAGGCGGTATCGCTGGCGCCATTGGTAACACCCGAAAAGAAAAAACGAATGTCATTCCAGGCGTTGCTATTGCCACGGCCTTGATGCCACCGCTTTGCACCGCAGGCTACGGCATCGCCACGCATTCTTCTACCTTCGTACTTGGCGCGCTCTACCTGTTCTTTATCAACGCATTCTTTATCACGCTTTCCGCATTCTTAGTCTTCAAGGTGCTGCGCGTACCGGCATCGACGACGGTCAACGAAAGCCACATGCAATACCAGCGGACCATTCTCCTAATCGCGGGCATCGTCATCACCATCCCTAGCATTTACATGGCCTATCTAACAGTCAACGACAACATCCGCGATACGCAGATCAAAACGTTTATAGCAAAAGAAGTCGCCTCTGAAAAAGTGAGTGCCGTATCGTATGCCTTCAAAGATGGACTCTTAACGGTCGATCTCATTGGAACACCACTAACCGAGGATCAGGTGGCAGAACTCCAGGCCTCGATGCAGTCGTATTCCAAACTGACAGATGCCAAGTTACACATCGTGCAAGGCAATGTAAACACCATCGGTCAAAAAAAGATTCAACAAATCATCACGAACCGGATCGAAGGACTGGTTGCCAACGATAAAGGAAAATCCTATAAAGAGCTCGCGAGCCTTTATTATCCGGCCTACCAAACACAGCAAAGCGATGAACAAATCACCGTTGCTATGAATGCTCAGCTCCCTGCGCTATTTCCACAAATTGTTGCCGCCCAAGGCAGCACCATGCCCGCCCACAGTACGGACGCAAGCACATCAGGCAGTCAATCACAACAATTTCTTGCAAAACTCACTGTCTCGGCCCCACTTTCCCCGACCGATGCCGCGAAGATCCAGCAATGGCTCAAAACACAGACCGACAGCCCTGTTTCGCTCATCGTACAAATGCAAGGACAGGATAGCAGTTTCTACGGCAATGGCATTGCTTGGGAATAAACCGTTCCAGCTTCCGTTGGTAGAAGAACCGCCTCTGAAACACTGCCTCGGACGCGCTTTGCGGTCATGACTGCAAAGCCGCACATCTTGTAGACATTGTAGTTTCGCAAGAACTGGCTGACATGGAATTCGGCAAAGAATTGACGAATCTTGGAAGATGATACTTCACATGAGTGATGATATTGTACAATATTCATGGCATAAGCCTTCCGTTTGTGTTGTGGATTTTCGTTACTTTTATTATACAAAACGGAATGAGTTCATGCTATTTTTATTTCGCGGATTACTAATAAAGATAAATCAGCGGGGTATCAACTGTGAAGCTTAAGTTAATAATATATGAATGCTATACATTAACATACTGTACTCCGTTTTCCCGGAAAGTCATGTCGTTTCTCTCTTGCATTTCCAAATATCCATTTATGCTTTGATTTCTGTGCCATCTTTAAAAGTCACCCAAATATCATCTTTCTCATTTACAGTAATGAAATCTACCAAACTGCACCACAGTCTTTTATCAAAAATGCTAATAAATTTTTGTTTCTGTAAATTTTCAATAAATCTTTCTAGCTGCTGGCCCCTACTTGTACGCTGTTTCATGGTATCGCAAATCTGGTCATACTTTATTTTTATTTTTTCATAGCGGTTAACTAGCTCGCTGTACTCTTGGTTATATTGCACTTGATCCTGTGTCAAGCAAGCATTTTCGGAGATGAGTTGCTGAACCCGTTCTGCTAACAGGTTCATATTGAATTCTAATGCGTTTCGTTTCTTTTCCAAATCTGTAGTATCAACTAGGCGAATCTTTAACAGAATAATATTGCTAAGGATCTCATCTTTATTCTTGATAAGTTGATTGACTGCTCGGACAAATATATTTTCTATCTCATTTTCAGTCAGATGTGGCGTCTTACAATGTCTCTTGAACTTATCATTACAGCGATATACGGTCTGGCGGTATTTATCAGTCGAGTGCCAAACTTTGGCTCCGTACCAACTGCCGCACTGTCCACATTTGATTTTGCTGGAGAAAATGGAGATACCGCTATGACGAATTTTACTATTTTTTCTCTTCCGCATCTCTTCCTGTACCAAGTCAAATACCTGTGGACTGATAATAGCCTCATGGTTATTTTGCACATAATATTGCGGTACTTCCCCTTCGTTCCTCTTACTTTTTTTCGTAAGAAAGTCCACCGTAAATTTCTTTTGAAGCAACGCATCACCTTTGTACTTTTCATTCATGAGAATACTTCGCACCGTGTTGGGTCTCCATATTTTGCACCTCGCAGGTGTTGGAATCTTTTGCTCTGTCAATTTCTTTGCAATAGAATGAAAGGTGTACCCGCTAAGATATAAACGATAAATCAGTTTTACTGTTTCTGCCTGCTCTTTATTCACTACCAGATTGCCGTCCGCTCCCCTGTCATAACCAAGAAAATGACTGAATGCCAAACTGACCTTCCCATCAGCAAACCGTTTCCGATGTCCCCAAGTGACATTTTCTGATATACTCCTACTTTCCTCCTGTGCCAGGGAACTCATAATAGTAATAAGAAGTTCGCCCTTGGCGTCAAGCGTCCAGATATTTTCTTTCTCGAAATAAACTTCGATGCCTTTATCCTTAAGTTTTCGCACCGTTGTCAGGCTATCCACCGTATTTCTGGCAAACCGGCTGACGGACTTTGTAATAATAAGGTCAATCTTATTATCCAGTGCATCCTTTACCATCGTATTGAACCCGTCACGGTGACGGGTATTGGTTGCCGAGATTCCTTCATCCGTGTATATACCGGCAAACTCCCAGTCGTTCCTGCCCTTAATATACGAGGTGTAATAATCAACCTGTGCTTCATAGCTTGTCACCTGATCTTCATGATCTGTCGATACACGGGCATAACCGGCGACCCGTCGTTTTTGTTGAGTATCAAGCGGCTTTGCTTTAAAGTTTCGAATCGTTGCTGGTATTCTTTGAACTACCCTCATAGTAAATCCACTCCTTCAGTATGGCCATCCAGGAATCTGAACAACAGGCTTCCGTCCACCTGAATCTCGATATCTTTTATTTGGGTTTTGAACACTTCCGCATCAAATTCGGGAATTCCAAGGATGTATGCTGCTGTCTTTTTCAAGGTATCCTCCTTGATACCTGTTCTGTGTATGCATTTATGTCTGCCTCGAACCCGCCAGTATGGGACAGCCCCGTCCTTGCGCTTATCCAAGATGCGGATGAACGTTACTTCGCATCTTGGACACCGGATACGTCCTGAGAAAACCGTAAAGCGGCCAGTTCCACCGTCCTGTCGGTATCGCGTCATCCAATTTCTCTGCTTTTTCTTCAATTCTTCAGTCCAGCAGTCCTTCAATGCTGTAGATTCCCAATTCTTTTCTATTACTCGGCCATCGGTCATATAGAACATTAGCTTTTTATAAGCCGGAACCACAATCATTGTCACCTTTTGCAGGAATTTCTGTTCTTCGAAGTCTTCAGTCCCAAGGACGGATGCACAGGCTTTCTTTAGCGCTGGCTCTGGGATGGAACCGTGAGCGCCACAGTTCGTTCCTTTGCCCTTGTGCGATTCACAAGCCCAGTATTCACTGACTTTTCCTTTATATCTGCGGACAACATGCGTATAGCTTTTCCCACAGATTCCGCATTTGATTACGCCGGTAAAGCAGCAGGTATTCAGAAACTTTCTGGCATAACCGCCCTTTTGGAGACCATCCTGTTTGCGTCGCGCCATCTCCACCTGAACTTGTTCAAACACGCCGGGCTCTATAATCGCTTCATGATGATGTTCCACCACGTATTTATCTTTTTCGCCGTGATTATATATTTGATGCTTATTGATTGGATCAACCACAAATGTTTTCTGAATTTCGAGAAGACCAGTATAGACAGGATTCGTGAGAATCTGCCGGATGCTGGCGTCTTTGAAGAAATTTCCATACATGGTACGGATTCCTTCCGCTTTAAGTTCTCGTACGATATCCTTTCTGGTCTTGCCGCTCAGATAATCCTCGAAGATTCTTTGAACCACTTTTGCTTCATACGGATTGGTAACCAGATTATCGCCTTCCCAACGATAGCCATAAACAAAGAACTTGGCATGCGGGATGCCCTGTTCAAATTTCTTCTTGAATCGCCATTTGATATTGTCACTGATAGAACGGCTTTCTTCCTGGGCAAAGGATGCCAGGATAGTCAGCATCAGTTCTCCTTCACCGCTCAGAGTATGGATATTTTCCTTTTCGAACCACACTTCAACGCCAATCTCTTTCAAGTAGCGTACCGTGCGCAGAAGATCCAAGGTATTGCGGGCGAAACGCTGGATGGACTTGGTCAAGATAACATCTATCTTCCCAGCTTCGGCATCTTCTAACATCCGCTGGAATTCCTGCCGTTTCTTTATCCTCGTCCCGGAAATCCCGTAGTCAGCATATACCCCGGCATATTCCCACTCCGGGTTCTTCTGTATGAGGCTGCTGTAATAGCTGACCTGTGCCGATAGGGAATGATGCATCCGTTCCGAGTCCACGGATACGCGGGCATAGGCTGCGACTTTTTTGCGCTGTCTTAAATTCGGTATACTTCGTTCGATCTTATGGATAGTCCGCATCAAATCAGCTCCTTTCGACACTATATATCACTCTGTTTGATACAATTATCAAGTGTATAAGTTCCCTGAAAATGGCTGATATTGGCGAATCATCGCCTGTTCGAAGTCCCGGTACTCCTTCTCGGTGATGAGCTTTGCCGCCATCATTTTCCTTGCCAGATGCATCGTCACCTGGAAGGTTGTTTCATTTTGAAACGACCTCTTATCCATGGCGGACACCTCCGAACCGATAAGCGATATAGCAGGCGTGGGAGCAGAATTTCCGATGGCTGTTGCCGTAGACGGTGAATTCTTTCCCGCAGGCCGGGCAGATGAAGGTGTAGACTGCCTTCCGCTTCACCAGCTCCAGATGTGCGTTCCACCACTTGTTTCGGCAGGCATCGCAGCAGAAGCGTTTCCGCTTCCGCCCTGGATTCTGGGCAATGGGCTTTCCGCACTGCTCGCATACTGCCCTGTCTGTTCTGGCTGCCAGACTGTGCCGCCGGCAGAACGACTTCACTGTGTTGATGGAAATCTGGAGCTGCGCCGCTATCCTGCCATACCCTGCCCCATCCCGGCGCAGGGCGATAATCTGCTGTTTCTGTTCGTCCGTCATGATGGACACCTCCTGAAAATTTGGTCTTCAGGAGTAACAGGACAAAAAGACGGCGTTTAAGTACCAAAAACAGGCAAAAAATAAGGATGCCCATGTTAAGCATCCCTATTTGTCATATTTATAAGTTTAGTAATACCTACGCCGACTCTAGCAAAATAATGAAGAAAAAACTCCGTTCTCCATATCAGTGATATTATACATCGTCTCCAAGACATCAAAGGTTTCCTCTAAATTTCTTCTTGCGCTTGTCCATCCACCGCCATCAGTAACCCATACAAACTTAAATTTCGGAATCTGAGAAGCTTCTTCTGCAATCATTTTGTAACTTCTTGCAGTCTCATTTAACTTTGAACCACCACTAGTGTAAAAATTTGTTTCAATAACATAAATGGAAGAAGGTGTTTTTACAACGAAATCCCATCTTTTAGTAGACGTACCTTCTGCTGAAATTGCTGAAAGATCTATATTCCACTTCTGTTCGATCTCAGTCAGGTACATTTCTTTATAATATTCTACGCGGGCCTTTTTCAAATAGGATTCAACTAAATTTTCCATTTGATGCCCTCCACGATTTTTGCGTCCATTAGAGCCTAATCCAACTTCGACTCCGGTAACATAATCGTAGAGATTGCTAATAATATGATTACTCAGCATATCAAATAGTCCAGTTTCCTTCATGAAATATTTATACTGCTCCAGATTTTGTGTAAACTTATTAAATTTATAGTTTATAGCACCGTTTTCATCCTGACAATAGATTTCATTTTCTCGAACTGCCAGGAGAATTGGGATGGCTTTAATACATTCTGGATATCTTGTAACAACAGTATCAAAATCTGCCTCAATATTCTTTGAACTCACAAGTGAGTTTAAAATATTTATCTCAATCTTTAACCGTTCTACATTTTCATATACTTTGGAAAAATCTGTATAATACCCATAACCATTAATGGATTTTCTAAAGGTTGATAACCATGTTTTAAAATCACGTTTACTCATTCGTTGTTTAACCTTTCTACAGAAAGCTGTATATATTGAAGATTATTGTCGATACCAATGTAATTACGCTTCAAATGTTTGCATGCAACACCCGTAGTTGATGAGCCACAGAAGGGATCTAGCACTACATCACCTTCACGAGTTGAAGCTAGTAAAATTTTTTCCAAAAGATATACCGGCTTTTGTGTAGGATGTTTGCCAAATGTCTTTTCACTACGTGGTGTTAAGGGACCTGTCCACACATCTTTCATCTGCTTCCCACCGTTTAGCTCTTTCATCAATGGGTAGTTAAAATAATGTCGAGATTTCTTATCGTCTTTTTGCGCCCAAAGGATAGTTTCTGTGCTATGGGTAAAACATCGGCAAGCTAAATTGGGAGGTGGGTTTGTTTTCTGCCAAGTTATATTATTAATGATTTTAAATTTTTCTTGCTCTAAAGCCATGCCAACTGAATAAATATTGTGAAGTGTACCGCTAATCCAGATAGTTCCATCTGGTTTTAGTACTTTTCGGCACAGATTAATCCATCTTCTGTTAAATGTATGCTTTTCCTTTAAGCTGCCAATTTTATCCCAATCGCCTTTGTTTACAGAAACTGCTTTACCACCGCTACAGCTGATTCCGTCATTAGATAAAAAATACGGAGGATCCGCAAATATCATATCGACCGTTTCTGGAAACATCTTTTCTAACGCTTCAAAAGTATCCTCCAAATATAAAGCCGACCACTCATTATAGCAGTAGGCTTTTAATCCTTTGAAATATTTCCCCATGCCATTCTCCATATCAATAATTTGTAATCAAGACTTCCTTTCCCACTCGTTTATTCGCATTTCTATTAATCATTCTTTTTACATCCAAACTCTGGATATTATAGCCTGCGTAAAGATCTCTAACTAAGGGAACGTCATTATTGGATAACATCACTTTAGCACCCATTTTGTCAAGGCCCCTAAACAAGTCGGCTAATCGCTTATGCTCCTCAAATGAAAAACCTCCTTTTGAATAATTCGTAAAATCAGCTGTTTCACTTTCAGGTACATACGGGCTGTCAAAGTAGACAAAATCTCCTGGCTTCACATCTTCACAAGCCTCTTCAAAATCTTTACAGGTAATAGTTACATCTTCGTTCTTCAAATATTGCCCTATTGCCCGAATATTATCTTCATCAATTGATTTGCCATTTACTCGATTATTATAGGGAACATTAAACAATCCTTTTTTGTTTACCCGATATAATCCATTAAAGCAATGCTTATTTAGCCAAATCATGGTAGCAGCAGACTCTACATCCTTCGCATTGACTTCGATTTTTTTGTTGTACCGTTCCCTGATAGCATAATACCGTTCTTTCGTACAGGGAATCAAATCTAATTTTTTTACCTCGCTTATAACATCTTCTACCGACGTCTTCAATTGACGATATAAATTGATAAGTTGTTCATTTATATCATTAATGGCAGCTTGTTTGGGTTGAAGTTCTAAGAGTACAGCTGCTCCTCCAACAAAGGGTTCAAAATAGTTATTATAGTGAGAGGGAATCTTTTCTCTTATGGGTTCTAGAAGTTGAGTTTTACCACCTGCCCATTTTAATGCAGGAGTTATTCTAGTGGTTGGCATTGTATTCAGCTCCGTTTTTATTCTTATTAACTTTTACACTTATATATTGCGTAAAAGTAGAAGTATGTCAAGGGCTATACCTTTTAGAGCCCTACAAAAAATAATAAGCCAAACTTTACAAAATAGCGTTATATTTTTAAATTTCAATTTTATATGTCAGGTGATGGTACTATATTCCAGGTCATATCTCTGCCGGCATAATTCCAATAACGAATATCCTGCTCAATAAATAGCCATTTAATTACCTTTAATATATGTTCACAAGATAATCCAGAATGAAAACGAATATCCCGCCATTCTTTGGGCATAACATCATGGCAGTCAAAAACTTTTTTAAGAAGGATATATAGCTTCTCATACATAATTGGATTTTCTGATTTCTTTTTTTCCAAGTCTTTTTTTATATCTTCGTGACTTGGATTGTTTCTATTCTTTTTCCTTTCCTCATCGTAATTCATGTTCTCTACACAAATAACAAAATCAAATCCGTTATGAAGCCATGCCGGTCTACGTAAATAAACTCTTCTTCCATCCTCCATCGACTCAACATAGTAGATATAATTAGAAGCTAACTCGCCCTTTCCCCTACCAGGCTTTTCCATTGCTAAAAAATTTACTACGCGCATCCTTACTTCGTTGCGCGTTCCCTCATTAGAAAATTGATGCGTTACCTCATAATGGGCCATTTTTATTTCTCCTTAATATTTTAAAACTACAACTGCTAATTTTAATTTTTATGAAGATAGCGAAAAAAGGTTTCTCAGCCTCATAACATACATATTACCTTTTAGTATAACACAAAAAGCCGATACAGAACATCTCTCCCGATGTCCTGTACCGGCTTTTCTCATGCAAGCTTCTGTTTTACATCAGCTACGATGGCTTTAACCGCCTGCTGCATCAGGGTGATGTAGAGGCGGTTGCGGATTTTGACCCACCAGCTGGTGGTGGTCTGGATTTCGTCTTCCAGCGGGTCTGTGAGATTCTTCATCTGCGCTTCCACCAGCTTCTGGACGTCATCCAGGTCGATGGACTTAACGGCCGCTTCGGCTTCGCTCCTGGCAAAGTCTACAACAGTATCGGCGACGGCTTTCTTGATTTCTTCACGGTTCATGGTCATTTACCTCCTAGAATCAGCTGTTCATAATCTGTCACTCCCCTGGCGACAGCTCTGGCCAGGGCATCCTGGTCATGGGCCAGGATTGCTTCATCCCCAGGATTGGTGATGAAGGCCAGCTCGACCAGGACGGCTGGCATATCTGTGTTCGTGAGAACATACAAGCCGTTAGCGCCAGGTGTTGCAATCTTCACACCGCGGTCGGTGGTATCAAGGGCATCGATTAGCTGGCTCTGGATGCAGTTGGCCAGCATGCTGCCGCGGTAACTGCCGGCACAGGCCCAGGTTTCTGTGCCGTTGGCTTCTTCGGCTTCGGCGGCATTGCAATGGATGGATACGAAGATGTCGGCATCACTGGTATTGGCAGCTTCGCAGATCTCCTCCAGGCTGTCGGACTGAAGCAGTTCTGTTTCTACTCCTGCCGCATTCAGGTAGCTTGCAGCAGATTTACCCACGGCCAGAGCCACATCACATTCACGAAGGCCCGTTTCTTCATTGACAGCCCCCGGATCGGGATGGCCGCCCGGCGCATGGCCGGGGTTCAGGAATACTTTCATTGCTTTTCTTCTCCTTTCTGATGAACGGCGGTCTTCACGGTGCCGCCGATATAACCGAGCAAGCCAGAGGCAATAGACATAGCCAGCTCGTTGAGGGTATAAAAAATCGCCATGATCAGTGCTGTGACCAGCCCGATGATGACGATGCAGTCGGGGATATTCACTTTTTCAAACATAGCTTACACCGCCTTCGGCGTAACAGTCACGGTGCCGTCCTTGCGGACGATATCAAAATCCTCCATGGCCAGGATGCGGTCGGACGCGGCACTCCAGCGGCTGTTTGCTTTGTAGATATCTAAGGCTGCTCGGGGAACCAGAATTGTTGTCTTGCCAGGAATGCCGCGCTCAACATCGTTCACATTTTCTACGACAAAGTCCACGTTCACATTGTCCAGGACCAGGTATTCCAGGTTCTTGCAAGTCGAAAGGGTATGATACGTATTGAGTTCGCCCTTCCCGGTATTACACAAGGTATCAAAGTACACACATTTCAGGCTGGTGCAGTAGGCGAACAAGCTGTAAAGCGCATTAATATCGCCAAAGCCGCTCAGGTCAGCTGATTCCAGATTACCATTGCCCAGGAACGCTGAACCCAAATCCGTGATATTGCTTTTCGTGATATCGCCGAGATCCACACAGATTTCATCGCAGCCAACGTCTGCTTTGTTTTCGCTGGATGGGTCCAGCAGCTGATGCAGGGATGTAGCATCGTGAGAAATATCCACCACATAAAGACTGCTCCCTGATGCAATCTGCGATTTGGATGTCAAAGGACTGTTCAGGGATTCATCCGTATACAGTTTGTTCTGGTACAGATACACCGGGGTATATCCATCCGGAACGGTGATATCCGTCGGGAGGGGCGTAGCCTCCGTCACAGTTATCACTGCATCGCCGCAAATCAGGCCATCCTTTAAATTCCCCGATACGGAAGCCCTGCCGCTGATCCAGCCTTTATCTGCCTTCACCCGGATCTGGAACGAATATCCCAGGACCACCTTCGTTTCCGATGTCAGATTCTGGGAGGTACTGCCCGACCGTTCCAAAGACGATACCGATCCGGTAATCTGCGGCGTAAAGACAGCGGAAATCGTCTGATGCTCCGACTGCTGGATGGTGACTTTGTACGGTGCCGCTTCTGCCGCTGTGCCGCCACTTCCCGTACTGGTTCCTTCCGTATAGTTCCCGTCTGCATCATAGAAGGTCTTGCCCTGGGCCACATCAGAGGCTTTCGCTGTCGTATCCGACACTTCGCAGAAACGGGCCTTCCCGCCGCTTTTCAGCGGAATCAGGACGGACGGCACTCCGCTATAGCTGTTCCCGGCCAGTTTCACATCTACCTTCATGTCATCTCCCCCTTACTCGATGGTCAGCACCTTGGTCAGGCTGTCCTGGGATACGGTCACCGTAGTCAGGCTCCCGGTCACCTTGATGCCATTGACGTAGGCGGTCTTTCCGCTAATGATAGTGCCGGCTGCCGCTGTGGCATCGCCTGTATCGACAACGCTGGATTTGCCGGACACACCGAGAACGGTCACGCCGGCCTTGATGTTTCCGCTGACCAGTTTGGCCTGTTCCTCGCTGCTGATGCGGACAGTTCCTTTGCCGTTATGAAATCCGGCGGGGATGGTATATGTACCGTCGGCCTTGCTGATACTGCCGCTGACCGCTCCGTTATTGGCCATGGACCCTGAGACGAAGCCGTTCCCAATAAAGGCGGATTTCCCTGTCAGGATATCCCCGGATGCCGCCGTGGCCCCGGTCGTATCATAAAAGACAGCCGTCCCCTGTCCTTCTGCCAGGGGAATGGAAACCTGCGGTACTTCCGCATACACGACCGAATTGATCTTTACGTTTTTCGCCATTCTGATTGCTCCTTTACTCGACTTTCAACTCATAGCCATTAAAGCTGATTCTGCCATAGTTCGACGGGATGGCAGCTACCGTCACCCGGGAAAGAGCCGCATGGCCGCTGTCGGCGGTGACGACCTGCTCCTTATCGGACGGGACGATGCGTTTTTCTTGATAGTCCCCGGACGGGGCCTGGGGCATGGACAGGATGCCGATGAGGCTGTTCCCCTTATGTGCCATCGTCTGTCACACCCCTTTCCAGGAAAAAAGGCCGGGGCGGGATAAGGGTATCGGTGTACCCGTTCTCCCGCACCAGCTCCACATCATAGACATAGCGGCCACAGGAAAGCCGCCGTGTATCGTCCGGCCAGAAAACGAGGAAGCACTCTGTTCCTTCCCGCCGGAGGCCCTGCCCCAGTGACTTTGTCAGGACGGGCTTTTCATCGGTAAGGCAGCGCTTCAGCGTGAAGGTCAGCTCGTCCCGTTCCCCCAATGTGAAAGGTTCTCCCGTCACCCTGTCCCGGATGATTAGGCGGATTTCTGCTGAATCGCCCCTCACCAGGCGGATCCGGTTCTGCACTACAGAAAAACTCACATCCGTCCCCCCTGTTCCGGCTGCCGCTGTTCCATGGCATCCAGCCTGCGGTGGGCATGTTCCGCCAAGGCTTCCACCCGGGACAACCGTTCCGCCATCTTCTGCCGTTTGGCTTCCGTATCCGACAGCTGGCGGCGCAGTTCTGCGATACAGTCCCGGAGGCTCCGTACCGATTCATTCAGCGGCTTGATGACGCTGAAATTGAAGATGACGCCGCAGAGCATCAGGACCGATACCAGAGACGCGGCCATCTGTAACCATTCAGCCATATTCCTCACCTCCTATCCCGTCCGCTGGAACATGTACACGACGATGGACGGCTGCATATTGTTGTGCGGCTGGCCGCCACCCGTCCGGGAAAGGCTGTGGGAATGATTTCCATCCCAGGACGTATGCCCATCCACCTGATTGCCATGCCAGCAGCCGTCGCCATAGCCTACGGCCACGGGTGCATCATTGCCTTCACAGGCATCCCACTGGAAGTTGCGCGGCAGTGCCCCGCAGGACCAGTGACAATGATTTCCGCTGTCTCCAACCGTATGGCCATGAGCCGGAGTTTCTGGAATCGTAAGGTTGTGCTTTTCTTCACCCAGCTTGTCCCCGGCCTTGTACATGGTTCCGCTGTCTGCTGCCCCGGCCCCAATCAGGCACCGCCCCATGGCGAAGGCCACCCAGGTCGTCCCCGGCCAGTACGTTGCGGGATTCTTCCCGTCCGCAGAAATATAGATGGCATTGACAGGGAACGGGCATGCCTGGATCTTGGCCACGGCTTCTTCGTCCATATCGGCGTAGGTGACCTTGCCCCAGCTGCCGTTGCTGTGCAGGACGGTATTCAGTTTTCCCACAGACGGTGACGGGACCATGCCGCTCTGACCTGCCGTCTTTTCGCCGCAGCCGCTGAAATCCGGCAGGGTGATATCCCTCGTACCGTCAAAAACAACCCGGTGAATCTTCCGCCCTGTCTGCAGCTTCGTCGCGCTGGCCGCATTGCCGCTGATGCCGCTGGCATGGGCCTTGGCATCGGTCAGATGGGCATTGATGTCGGCTGCCGTAGCAGAAATCCGCTCGTAGAGCCTCGCATCATTGCTGACCAGCTGAGATACGGTCCTGTTCTGCTGATTGAAGACAACCGGGTCTTCCGAAAGATACTGAGGGAAAAGCACATCATAATCCAGCGTATTCTCCACGGCTTCTGTGGGCCGGACTTCCTGCCCGGCCCGGTCCGGAAAATCTGCCGACCACTTCTCCTTGATATACTCAGCCACTTGCCATCACTCCTTTCCCGGATACGATGGTCGCTGTTGAGAACGTCGCCTCGCCATCCCAGTGGATCTTCCCGTTCCAGGAATAGCCCAGATAGATGGCATAGCCCAGATGGGCCGGCTTGTAGATGTCGAGCTGGGCAATCAGCTTCGAAAGCGTCTCGGTATCCTTGTCATTCATAATGCAGTACACTTTGAAATAATATTCTTCGTTCACTTCCTCGATGTGGCCGACGCTGTACAGGTTCACAATCGCATTCATGAAATCTACTGTGGACACATCCACATGCTGCAGCTTGAAGAGGATCCGCTGCCTGCGGAATTCGTCGGTATCCCCATCCCCGGGCTTGATGCCAAGGAACGATTCATAAAGCGGCAGCGCCCAGGTGGCCGTGTTCACGAAGAAATTGTCCGCCAGGTCCTGCAAAGCCAGACGCAGGCGGTCATGCTCCGTGCTGCAGGTATCCGCTGTCTTTTTGAACATCAGGTCTTTCCCCAGGAACTTTGGCAGGTATTCCAGCACATCAATGGAGTGCTGCCTCATCCACTCATTCGCTGACAAGGTTCAGCGCCACCTTTCCGACTACCGGGATCTGCTCATTGGTCAGGCGGATATTTTCCGCCTTGCCGTTCAGTTTCAGGTTCCGATAGTCCGTGATTCCGTTCACGCCCAGGAGGAGCCGGCCAATCTGGGCCAGGCTGACATAGGACAGGCTGAAACCTGTATTCTTGAAATAGGCGGACACAGCAGCTATCACCGCATCGGCATTGACGGTGCCGTACACTTCTGCCGTAATATCTACGGATACGGGTGCCGGAGATACCACGGTCACGGTAGCCCCTATAGGCCGCTGGGATTCGATGTACCGGGCCACTTTCTGGATCAGCTCGCTGGAAGCCGATTCATTCTCTGCCGTCACGATGATGACTTTCACCGTACCGTTCCCGTTCCAGAGCGGGATGACCTTGCAGTTGCCCACCCCGTCCACGGACATGGCCCAGGAGCGGTAGTGGTTGGCGTTGCCGGACGTGATGGGCTGGCGGACCCGGAACAGGAGCCGTGCCAGGAGGGCCGCATCCGTTTCCTCATCGGCCCCGTCCGTGCATTTCTCCGGATTGGTCACGCTGTACACATTGGGGATGGAATAAGGGATTTCCGTAATCGTCCCCGGTGCCACATTCCCTTTCACCCCTGTATCTGCGGCCTGGACAGCAATTTCTGCTTCGGTTCCGTCAGATGGAATCGTAGCGGATTCTGTCGTATAGAAGCGCAGCCCGTCTTTCGTCTGAAACAGGCTGCCACGTATGATGTAAGCCCCGGACTGCCCGTTAACCGTCACCTTGCCATTGGCCTTCACCGCCTGTTTCCGCTGGATGCCGAACTCCTCGGCCCGGAGCGTCAGATATTCGCCCCAGGCAGTCTCGGCAAATGCCGCGTCCCGCAGCATGGCCATCTCGGCATAGCTGTTCTCGAATTCTACGGCATTGGCATCAATCATATCCCGAGCAAAAGAACCTTCGATAGCCGTCTTGTCCGTATCGGTCAGCGTGTGCAGGGTCTGCACCATGCGGCTCTCAATCTGGTCTTTTGTCTGGGCATCGAACAAATCGCTCATGCAAGGCTCCTTTCTGCGGCAACCGTGATGCTTTCATCGCTGTAAATAGATGTCACATCCACCAAGATGGACAAATCATCTTTCTCCCGCTTTTCCACATCCACCCGGTTGATCCGGGCAATATAGGGATTGACGGCCAACCCCTCCCGGATATTCTGGCAGATCTGGTCTGCTGTATAGACGCTGTTAGGCATCGTTCCCTGATAGGGTTCAATGGTGATACCGTATTCGTCATGGTAGGCCAGATACCGATATCGTTCCGTCATCAGGGCTTTATAGATCCACACCTTGAGGGCTTCATTTTCCGTTACGGTGATGTTATTGCCGTTCTCGTCATAGCGGAACCGATGCTTCTCGAAGTCATAACCGTATTCCGAAAGGAGCGGCAATGTTTCTCTGACGCTGGTATCCGCTTCGGATGCCAAGGCCACAAAAGGATCAGCCATATCCGTCCAACCTCACAATCTCATCTAAAATCACATACTGCTGGATTTTCCCGTTCACCAGCATGGGCATGATGGCGACTTTCATGCCCGGCTTCAAGGTATCCGTGGTAATCACCGAATCGGTGTAGTCGTTATGGATGTCGTGGTTATGCGACTGATACGCCGCATCCCCGCTGCCGCCTGCCCGGTTCTGGGTAGCCGATACCAGATGACCCCGGGCCGTTCTTCCGTAGCCTGCCAGAAGGTAATGGGAAATCCATAGTTCCTCTTTGGTCAGGACGATGCCGTTGTATTTCACCTGGATGTCTGGCGGGGATTGGAGTATCTCTCCAATCTGGATAGACGGGCTGTTGCTGCTCCTCGATACCTGCTCCATGAGGTTCAGCAGGCTGATGTATGGATTTTTCTGCATCTCCCGTCACCCCCTCGATGTCTTGATGATGGTCGCCGGATAGTAGTCGCTCCCCATATCGATACTTCCTTCGTAATGGTGGAAGCACCCGTACACATTTGAGCTGTTGCCCCAGCATCCGCCGTTGCCGTCATAGACCACGACATGCCAGTTCGGGTCCGGCTTGCTGTAGCGGTTGTACATGATGATGTCGCCTTTCTCCAGCTGTGCCGGGTCGTAGGGAATCGCCAGTCCCTGGGCTTCGGCATCGGCCCGGAGCTGGTCGCATCCTTTGACGTTGTTGTTGTATTCCTGCGCAGCAAAGGGTGAATACCCGGCAGCGGCAACCGTTGCCCGGTCCACACAGCCATTGGAACCATAAGGCGAAACGGTCCCATCGAAATTCTCCATGCACGAATCCACCACATCGCCTCCGGCAGCATTCCCGCTCATGGACGCCCCACTCCTGCTGCCCGAAGCGGCCGCTGCAGGCGGCACGTAATCCGGGTTCGCATTATAGGACGCGCTGTCAAGCTCCTGTTTCTGCTCATCCAGCAGTTTATGGAAGACCAGATGCAGCCCCATGGTGTGCCTGTTCCCCTCAATCCGATGGCTGTCCGATTTGATGAAGAACCGCCCTTTGAGCTGTTCTTCCTGGATGTCCACGGAAAAGCCGGCAATGCACTGGATATGGCCGAGCGCCTTGACGGACATGTCATGGGCAACGGTCTTCAGCATGGCCCGGGCCTGCGAGGCATCGTCCTGCTTGGGGTCGGCCTTGCAGATGGCCTGGATGGTGCCGAATCGTTCAATGTCGGTGCTATTCGGCATCTCGCCTTTCGTCTGGCCCGCACTGTCTACGACCACCACTTTCGACACCATGTCTTCGATGGACTCGGACACAGATGCCCCGGTGAGATTCGTTTCATCGCTGATGAGGAAGTTCTCCACCACCTGGTCATTGGTACAGACCACATTCAGCTTCCCGTCCGTCATGTAGATGTGATACCCCTTGCCATCCTGTGCCGACTGGTAAGACAGTGCCTGCTTGATGGCATCGGTCGCTGAGATGTCATCGGCGATGAAACTGCATACCACAGAAAGGTCCGGCATCGTCCCGGCTTCAATCGAAAAGTCGTGGATGGTCTGCCGGATAGCATCAGCCACGGTCACATTGGCGTATTTCCGGGTAATTCGGGATTTGGCCAGATAGATGATGTTGTCGAAGGCCACAAAGCGCATGGCATAGGACTCGCTGTCCCGGCTCCGGGAAAAGATGCGCCCTTGGAAAACGGGGTACGTCTCCTGCGTGACCTCATCGGTATAGGAAAAACACACTTCATCGCCCAGCTCCAGAACGGCGTTCGTCCAGTTCTTGTCTTTCGTGGTATAGGCGATGTCAAATTCCAGTTTTCTCCCGGCCTGCTCCACATCGCCCGACCAGGTATAGGAAAGGACGTAAGCAGACAAGTCCGTGTTCTGAGGCTTGTCTGCCTGCTGGTTTTCCGTATCTGCCTTATTTATTTTTGCCAACTGGAACATTTTCATCATTCCTTTTCAGGTTCATGGTCGTCAGCCGGATGATGTCCCCCGCCGATAGGCCGCCGCTGCGGATGATGCTGCGGTAGACCTGGAACTTGGAGAACTGCTCCTTATTGAGCGTGACCGATTTCCCCACAGCCCGTCCCACGACGTTGCCGATGCTGTCGCCTGGATAATAGGTGATATTCTTCTTCATCTTCTGCCAGAACGACTCAGGGCGTTTCTTCAGCCCCGTTGCCGGGTCCGTTTTCCCAGTTTCCGCTGCTGTGACATAGCGGTATTCCGTCAGCGTCAGTTCATAATACACATCACCGCTGCCGTCCTTTTCCCCGAACTTGAAGGAGCTGATCAGGCAGGGCATGGAGATGGGCGTGTCCGATACCATGAGCTGGCAGACCTCGCCGCCTGTACGCATGGCTTCTAGTTCGGCGATATAGGTATAAGGCGACAGCGTCATCATGGCAAAGGGATAATCCTGGGCTGGGAAAAATCCTGCCAGCGTCAGGGACTTCAGCCCGGTCCTGCCTTTCATGAGATACTCCCCGTAGTTGTTGATGTTCACCGTGCCATGATTCGTATTGACGGAAACCATCAGTTCCGAAGGAAGCACGGGAAAGGTCACGACAGAGCTGCCCGCGGCCAGGGAAATTGTCAGGTTCTGTGACGCCTGCCCGATGGCGTTCAGGATGGATTCTAAGAATGAGGCCATCATATGGTCGCTCCTTTCATGCGGTTCATGCCGTACAGCCGGATTTTTTCCACCAGCTTGTCGGCTACGGCGTCGATGTCCTGCTCGCTGCGGACGTTCATCGTGTCGATGCGGATAGTGATGGAGTGGCTACCTGCGTTCATGGCCTGCCGGATGCTTTCATCATGAGGAATCACGGTACTGCCGTTTGGCAGGTGGACCAGCTCGCCCCGGCGGTCTTCGTTGATGACCGCAAAGCCGCCGCCAAAGTTCTCGACGCCTCCGGCAAAGTGGCTGATGGGTTCAATATTGAATCCCACATGAGTCGGCGCCCCGCCTGTCAGAGACGGGATGTCAATGGACAGGCCGTTGACGCTGGCAATGAGTCCGTTCACTTGGTCGATGACCCAGTTCACGCCGCTCCGGAAAGTATCCTTGATGCTCTCCCAGATGCTGGAAGCCGTCTCGCTGATGCCGTTCATGGCCCCGTCCCAGACCGAAACAATCCATTGCATCCCGGCATCCACAGCATCCGACACCGCCTGGATGGCCTGTTCGATATACTGCGAAACCGTATTCCAGTTGCTCCAAAGGAGATACAGCCCTGCAATGACGGCAGCGATGACGATAAGGATGGGATTGGCCATCGCTGCTGCGCCGACTGCCCGGATGACCGCAATCATCAGCCTGCCCACGGTCAGGAAGGTACTGCCCATGCCTTTGGCAACGATGGCGATACCTCTTGCCACCGTGATGAGGCCCTTGAACTGGGCAGCCAGATACTTCGATACGCTCCCGGCCTTGCTGATGCCCGCGGCGATGAAGCTGAACGTCCCGAAGGCCCGTCCGCCTATCGTCAGCACCCGTCCCAGGGTGGAACCGAAGAGCTGGAAGGTCACGATGCCGAAAGCCACCTGGCCGATCAGCGTCTTCTGCTCCGGCGTCAGCGACCGGAACCAGGCCGCCAGTTCCTTCACCCGCAGGGACATGGCCTTGAAATAAGGCGTAAAGGAAACAGCCAGGTCCATCCCGGCATTCTTCAGCTGGTTCATGGCAATCTGCATCTGCTCCGACGGGGTCAGCATCTTCTCATAAGCTTCCCGGGTCATGCCGGCAGACCGGGCCATCTGGTCCATGACCTTGTCGAAATCCCCGGCTCCCTTGCCCGTCAGGACCAGGATGCTGTTCAATCCTTCGACGGAGCCAAAGAGCTGGGCCATCTGTTCGGCATCGCCGCCTGTAGCCCGCTTCACTTCGTCCAGAAACTTCACCCAGCCTACGCTCTGCAAATGAGCCGCGTTGAACTCAAGGCCCAGGGACTGAGCCAGTTTCGCTGCTTCAGAAGACGGCTTCAGAATGTTGCTGTAAGCCGCCTTGAGTCCCGTAATGGCTTCGCTGGTCCGGATGCCGTTCTTGGTCAGGACGGCGATGGAACCGAACAGTTCCTGGGTGCTGACATTGAGCTGTGCCGCAATGGGGATGACGTTGCCCATGGACTGGGCCATCTCGCCAAAGGATGTCTTGCCGAAGTTCTGTGCCAGGAGCATCTGGTCCGTCACCGCCGTGGCTTCCTCTGCCGATTTCCCATAGGCATTGAGGACAGTCGTAACACCGTTTACGGCAGTCGTCGTATCCGTGAACCCGGCCTTGGCGGCGATGGTCATATCCTTGACAAAGCCTACGGCATGGCCGGCATCGACACCCGCCGAGATAGCCTGGTAGACCGATTCGGAAAGGTCGGCAACGCCCGCCCCGGTTTCATCGCTGACAGCACGGATCTCATCACTGACCTTCTGCATGGAAACGACCGTCGTATCCACCAGGGTCGAAATCTTGGCGATGCCATTGGCAAAGTCGCTGTGCAGCTTGAAGCCTGCCGTCGCAGCCGCCAGGATGGGTGCCGACAGCAGGGCCATCTTGTCTGACAGACCGGAAATCTTGCTCCCCGTCTGCTCGATGCTCTTTGCCGTCCGTTTCTGGATGCGTTCATGCTCCGTCAGCTTGTCCGACAGGCCGCTGACCGATTGTTTCGCCGCCGCCATCTGAGTCTTCATGGTTTCCAGGCTGGCATTGACGCTCCGCACCGTCGGCGTGAACAAATCCCGCAGCCGTATGGCGGCATCGATGACGTTATTGGCCACGCTGTTTCACCTCACTTCAAAAGAATCCATCCTGCCGCTTTTCAAGCAGCCAGAATCGTGTACAATAAAAGAAAAAAAAGACATTACGCAGAAAGGATGATGGTTATGAAGCCTGAAAAAGCAGGAAATGATTTCATCGAACACCTTCCCTATATTGAAACGGTTATTTTTTCAGCTGGCGGCTACTTCGGCGGATTCGAGAGAACGACCGTCCATTTCTCCGGCAGTCAGGCTGTATTTGATGCAGAAACCATGAATCCCCCGTCCGCTATGGTTCCGGCTCACTATGAAGGAATGACGAAATCCCAGTTCTTAGCAAAAATCCGGGCGCTTCATATCGAAGACTGGGACGAGGAGTATATGGCCCTGGGTGTCCTGGATGGAGAGCAATGGAACCTTGAAATCCGCTTCTCCGATGGCCACAGGCCACTGATCATCAACGGAAGCAACGCCTACACGCCGCACTTCAGAAGCCTGCGGCGGCTCATGACTTCCGTCCCCGGGCAGACAAAGGAGTGAATACACATGGATACAGCAGAACAATTCATTAAAGAACACTACATCCAGACATCAGACGGCAAAGATGACTTCAAAGAGGAATCTTGATCCGGCTTCGGATTGACTGTTCCATTTCCTGGCAATACAATAGATTCAAGGATTCCCCTCTGGCGGAGGAATCGTACTGCCAGCAGCAGCTGCCGGCAGTACGAAGGCATCGGCAGTGCGGGAGTCCTTTTTATTTTTTCTCTTCCCGTTCTTCCAGTTCATAGCGGATGAAGGCATACAGCACCTGCCGTTCACCGTATCCCAGTTTCATGACCGCTGACGGAAGCAGGTGATGCTCCCGGAACAGGAGATACATCGCCTGCACTTCGCCATCGGTCCGGATCAGTTTTTTACGGCTTTGTCCGCCTTTTCCTGGGTCGTATAGCCGTTGAGTTCTGTAATCTGTGCCGTAAGGTCAGCAATCTCTCCGGCCAGGAAGAGCCTGCGGATGATGTCACCAGGGAGTACAACTCCGAATTTTTCCAGCAGGTCCTTGTTCTTGAGGTCTGGGTCGGCAATCCCTGCCAGGAGCGTCTGGGTCTGCATCTGATAAATGTCGATATTATCGGCGCTGCCGTTGGTGAAGTCCACGGCCATCTTCTGGATATCTGCATAGCGTTCCGGGTCGATGGCCCGGAGCGTGATGACAAAATCGAACCCGAACAGTTTCGAGAGCCGTTCCATCTTCACTTTCTTTTCAGGCCGTTCGGCCAGCTTATTCACTACATCTGCTTTCAGCAGTCGGTCTACCATATTCATGTGCTTGTTCTCCTTATGCTAAATCCAAGAGATCCCAGTCCGAGAAAGTGAAGCTGTAACTTTCCTCGCCCATCTTGTCCACTTCCCAGTCGGCCAGAATCAGACTGTCAAAGGTCGCATCCTTGATGACGATGCGCTCGCTGCCGATGGCATCCTTGTCATCCAGGACGGAGACGATGGTCACGACAGTCTGCCTGCCCGCCTTGATGTTGTCGTTCATCTTCCGGATCATGTAGCTCGACACCTTGTGCAGCTTCAGCTGGCCTTTGCAGTCGTAGCCTGTGACCTTGTAGCCCTTGCCCACATGGCGGAGCATCTTTACTTCTTCCTTGGTCAGCGTGACCTCGGCCTTGAATGCCGTTGCCTCAGCCATGAGGTCGCCATCGATATACAGGTCGGCATACTTGCCGTTCATGACCCGTTTGGCTTCCATACTGTTCATCCGGCTTCACCTCCTCAAATATTGATGGTAATCTTCACGTCTTCCATGGCATCCAGCAGCGATGCCTTGACGGCGATGAACACATTGCTGCCGATATTGGCCAGCTTTATATCCATATCGGACATGTCTGCCAGTTCCGCCTTGGTGTATTTGCCGTTGGATTCCAGCCATATCTTCGTGGATTCCACATCGATATAGGCTGTGTTCTGGTCCTGTTCCAGCAGCCCTTCCTGGGCCAGCTGGTCAAGATATCCCTGGATGGCCGTCACCAAGAGGCAGCGGTTCGCATAGCTGTTGGCGTACTTCCCGAGGTAATGGTCCTGGGCCGTCGTGCGGATATCATCGTGCATCATATCCATCAGGTCCACGAGCTTGATTTTCTGGAAACTCATCCCATTGTCCTGGACGGTGGTCACCAGGGAGTTGATGCCCCGGGCCAGTTTCACCTTTTCGCCGTCAAAGAAGAAGAACAGCTTCCCTGCCCCGGCCATGGTGTCCATTTCCTCTTTCGTCCACACATCGCAGCCGATGACTTCCGGCAGCGGTGCGTAGGTGCAGGAAATCGTCATGGGCGTCCCGGCGATGATGCCGGCAATGCGGCTGCAGTACTGGGCCGTCGTATAGGTCTTGCTCTTCGTGCGGATGGTCTTGTTGACGAAGTTGATGACGCCTTCCGTATCTGCTGTACAGTCCGGCAGGACGGCCTTGATCATCTTGTCTTTATTGGTACGCATCCCCTTGACCCAGGTGGCGATGGTATCGATGTGCGACGTTCCGATGTCCGGGATGACCAGGTAGTCGAAGCGCTTGTTCTCGATGACCTTCAGGATATCCGTATAGTCCTCGGCTTCACTGCTGATGATTTCGGCGATGACCTTCTTCGGGCTGTTCACATAGCCCCGGAGCGCCAGTTCCAGCTGCTCCCGGTTGCTGTCAGACAGCTCCTTGGGAATGTCATCTGCCGTGTACAGGTTCACTTCCGTCACCGAAGGCAGTGTTTCTTCCTTCAGGATCATCAGGACAATGCCGCGCTCACTGCGCTCGATGGCGCTGGTGCCTTTTTCCTTGAACACGACATTAATGGATGGCATTTTCATGTTTCATTGTCTCCTTTCCCCGATACCGCTGATGCAGCACCTTCATCCGTTCGGCTGCTTCCGTTTCATCGGCGGAATCGTAATACTGGACGGTCAGCGTCAGCCGGCCGCCATCGTTGTCGGACCCGATGAGTTCCTCATTCATCGAGATGACAGAAAAAAACCTGTCCTGGACGGCAATCCCGTCACGGAACAGGTCTTCTGCAGCGGCCAGCACTTCATAGATGGATATGCTGGCCGTCTGCTTCTGCGGTATATAGGTAATGTAGATATCCGTATCCCGGTACACTTCCTTGCTGCCCTGGGGCGAAGCCACCGTCATCGTCTTCAGGAAAAACGCCAGCGGATGGAACCCTTCCTTCACTTCCTGCAGATACACGGGATACGGGAACCGTTCCTTCAGCTTCTGCTGTACGGCCTGCAGGATGTCGATGTCATGGATCATGCGCCGCCTGCTTTCTTCAGGAGCTTCTTCGCCAGTTTCTCCAGGCCCGGCTGCAAATCCCGGGCTTCGAAGGCCTTGACGGATTTCTCCGTATAATGCTGGCCTTCATAATAGCCAACGGTCCTGCCGCCCGGCGTTTTCTTGACATGGCCGTTATTGAGCAGGTGATGGACCGGGTGCCGGTTGACCAGTTCATAGGTCAGCTCCGAACCGTTATAGCCTTCCACCTTGTGCTTCCAGCCTTTCTTCAGCTTGCCCGTGCTGCCTTCCGGCGTGTTCTTCACGCATTCCTTCCTGAGCTTGTTGCCGATCGTCACCAGGCCCTTTTCAGCAGTGCCGGGAAACTCTTCAATGACAGAAAGCAGTTTTTCCGAAAGGTCATCCAATCCTTTGACCTCAAAGTCACTTCCGCTCATTGTCCGTCCCCCTCACTTCTTCCGTGCAGTACAGTTCCAGGGCTTCGTGGCGCATGTACGGGTCCACGATGGTATCGATGTCGTACAGGTGATTCTGGTATTTCACCTTCATATCGTGGGTGACGCCCGGACGCCAGCGGATGGTAATCTTGCTGTACTCCGTGTCCGCCTTGCGTTCCATCTCATAAAACACTTTGCCCCGGGCAGGCTCGATGGATGCCCAGCAGCGGTACACCACGACGTCGGTCTGGGTGTCGAAGCCGTATGCATCCGTTGCCGCCTGCTTCCCCAGGATTTCAATCCGTTTGTTCAAAAGCCCGGTCTTCATGGGCATCCCCCTTTCAAAAACAGCTCCGCCGCACTCCGAACAGCAGCCACCGCAACCGCTTCAGCAGGCCGGAATAATCGGCTTCTTCCCGATGCTCGTACAAAAAGGCTGCGGCATAGAGGATGGCTTCATGGAACACGACGGGATTCTCTTCGGCATCCGCTTCCTCGCAGCGGGCCAGGTCCAGGCACAAGGCCTGGGCCGTTTCCAGGGAAGACAGGATGACGTCATCATTGGACGTATCATCCTCATCAATCCGCAGATATTCCCTGGCTTCTTCCAGGCTGACCAGCATGGCTTATCCCTTCGCCTTCATCTCCAGGGCCTTGACCGCTTCCTTCAGCATCAGCATGCCATCGACACGCTGGCTGGCGAGGAAGCCGATCTGGCCGTTGGCGGCATACAGTTCGTTGAGACGCTTGAAGGAACGGTATTCCCGGTCGGCAATCCAGTAGTAGCTGAAATCGCCGAAGAGCATGGGACGGTTGCCGGCCGCCAGTTCCGGGGCAAAGGATGTGCTGTAGCAGGGACGGTTCAGGATGGTATCCGGTGTCCCGGCCGTGACGGACGGCTGCCAGATGTAGTTGCCGTTGTTGTCTTTGATTTTGCGCAGGGCCTTGATCGTAGCATCGTTCAGAAGCCATACGGCCTTGCGGCGGTACGGGATACGCAGGGAATGATACAGGTCGATGACATCATCAAAGGTGATGGATGCGCCATTGGCCGTCACGCCCAGTTCCGCAGACGGGAACACGCCAGTCGGCTTGTTCTTCCCGTCGCCCGTGAGGAAAGCTTCTTCTTCCTTCGTGCCGATACGGCGGGCAAATTCGCCGGCGATATAGCTTTCCAGGTCGAAGACGCTGTCATTCAGGAGTTCTTCCGATACACGGATAGCCGTACCCAGCTTGTACGCCCCGATGGACTGCTGGCCGAAGGTATCCTGGCTGTCCGGATAGAGGCCGTTCTCTTCCATCCAGGATGCTTCGCCATGTCCCGTCACGACGGGAATCTTGCGGTCGCCGCTGGTATGGATGACCGTCGCCAGACTGCGGAAGAAGTTCTCTTCCTGGAGCTTGTCGATGAGCTGATGCTCGAATTCATCCGGAACCAGATAGCCGCCATCAGCATCCGTGCCCACACTCAGGGCGTTCTGTACGTCGATGAAGTTCTTATGGCGGATGCTGTCCCAGAAGGCTTTCTGGTAAGCGTTGGACGCACGGCCTTTCTTTTCCGGGTCCTGGTTCCCAGCACCGGGCTGTTCCATGATGGGAGAAGATGTCGGCTGGGCCAGCTGGGCATCGAGCTGCTGCTGGCGTTCCAGGCGGTCGATTTCCTTGCCCAGGTTCACTACATCCGCTTCCATCTTGTCGTACCGGGCCGCGTCTTCTGCCGATACCATGCCGTTCTCATCGCGGGCCGTATCCAGGAAGGCTTTCGCCGCATCCCAGAGGTTCTTGCGCTTCTCGCGCAATGCTAAAATCGTATCCATTGTATTTTGTCCTCCTGTCAATGAATGAGCAATGCCAGCCGTTTCTCTAAGGAAGCGGCTGGCACTTTCTGCAAGGGTTTCTTCGGTTTCAGTTTCTGTACAAAGGAATTCGTCACCGTGACCGGGCTGTACAGCATGGCTTCCGGCTGCGCCTCTCCGTCATCCTGGTCAAAAAGGATTTCATCGGCAAAGCCCAGTTCCACGGCCTTCCGGGCATTGAGCCAGGTCTCGTCATCCATCATGTGCGAAATCTTCGTGCGGGCCAGGCCGCTCTTGATTTCATAGGCATTGATGATGCTCTCCTTGACTTCACTCAGCATGCCGATGGTCTTTTCCATCTCGGCTTTATCCCCATAAGCCAGGGTCGCCGGATTATGGATCATCAGGATGGCCACCGGCGACATGCAGACCTTCGTCCCGGCCATGGCGATGACAGAAGCAGCCGAAGCCGCCAGGCCGTCAATCTTGACGGTGACATTCCCGGGATAATCCATGAGCATGTTATAGATCTGGGCAGCGGCAAAACAGTCACCGCCCGGGCTGTTGATCCAGAGGGTGATGTCGCCGCTGCCCGCATTCAGTTCTTCCTTGAACGCCTTCGGTGTCACTTCATCGCCCCACCAGGTCTCGTCCGAAATCTGGCCGTCCAGGTACAACGTACGTTCACTGCCGAAGGCATCGGGTGCCGCATTGGTCACCCACTTCCAAAATTTATGTTTCATTCGTTTCTCCCTTCTGGGCAAAGGCCCCGGCGTCCTTGAGCTTGGTCATGCTGCCGTTCACCAGGTACAGGTTGCCACCTTCCTCATCCGGCACAGGGTTCATGTCTTCCATCTCCCGGATATCATTGGCGGACAGCCAGCCGTTCTGCCGGCCGATGCTGTATCCGGTCATGCGGCTCTCATAATCGCCGCGCATGAGGCCGTTTACGTTGAACTTCAGGAAATACTGCTTCTTCTCTTCCGGCAGGAACAGGGCTTTCTGCATGGCCTGCTCCCAGCGGATGACCCATGGGTCAAGAGTGTATTTCACGAATTCCATGGACTGCTGCTCGATGTTATTGAAGGAACTTTTCTCCAGGTCGCCGATCATGTGCGGCGGGATGCGGTAGAGCCGGGCAATCTCATCGAGCTGGAATTTCCGCGTCTCCAGGAACTGTGCTTCTTCCGGCGGGATGCCGATCTGCTGGTACTTCATGCCTTCTTCCAGCACAGCTACTTTGTGGGCATTGCCGGTCCCCCGGTAGACGGCATTCCACGAATCCCGGACTTTCGCCGGGTCCTTGAGGACGCCCGGATGCTCTAATACACCGCTGGGACTGGCCCCGTTGGCAAAGAAAGACGCACCGTATTCCTCGCAGGCCATGGTCATGCCCACGGCATTGCGTGCCATGGCAATGGGCGAATAGCCGACCAGGCCGTCAAAACCAAGGCCGGGGATATGCAACACTTCTTCCTTCTGCAGGGCCACCTGCCCATACGGCTTGATGTTCGGATTCTCATCACCCGTCTTGGTATACAGATAGAAAATCTTTCCCCGGTCATCCCGGCAGACGGTCATCTTGTCCGGCCGAAGCGGATAGAGTCCCTGCACCCGTCCCAGGCGGTCACGGATGATCTGGGCGTAGGCATTGCCCCAGATGAGCAGGTGGCTCATAAGCGTTTCCCGAAAGATGAACGAGGTCATCTCCGGATTTGGCTCATCATGGAGCAGATGATACAGCGGATGGTCATAGACCCGCTCCTTGCCGCCCGGCGTGTACCGGTACAGCTGGAGCGGCAGGGCTGCCAGGGTTTCCGACAGGATGCGGACGCAGGCATACACTGCCGTTGTCTGCATGGCCGTGAACTCATTCACCGTCTTGCCGCTGGTGGAAGGGCCGAACAGATAACGGAAATCCGTACCGATATAATAGTTCTGAGGCTTGTCCCGGGTGCGGAACAGGCTGGATAAAAAGGGGATGTGCATGGAAACCTCCTGACATGAAATCAAAAAATGCAATGAATCAATGCGGCTTTGCCTCCCTTGCCTTTTGATAGCATTTATGCTATCATCTAAATAGGAACATAAAGGAGATCATGATGTACAAGATTGAATTTTATGAGAACCAGCACGGCGAATCAGAAGTCTGGGATTTTTTGGAAGCCCTGCGGGTGAAAAGCAAAAGCAGCAAGGATGCCCGTATCCAGTACAACCAGATTATCTTCTACATTGACCTGCTCGCCAAAAACGGCACCAATCTGCCGGTCAATATCACCAAACATCTGGAAGAAGACATCTGGGAACTGCGTCCAGGAAACAACCGTGTCTTTTATTTTTACTACGACGAGAGCCAGTATGTACTGCTCCATCATTTCCGCAAAAAATCACAGAAAACACCGAAACGGGAAATCGCCCGTGCCAAAGCAGAACGCGACGATTACATCCGCCAGAAGGAGGCAGAACAATGAGAACCTGGGAAGACTATAAGAATCATGTAAAGGCCGTCAGCGAAGAAGAACGCCGCAATATGGAAGAAATCGAAGAAGTAAGCGACATTGTTTCCTCCATCATCCGGCGGAGACAGGAACTGGGCATCAGCCAGCGCGCCCTTGCAGAGCGATGCGGTATCCCCCAGTCCTCGGTAGCCCGTATCGAGACGCTGAAGACAACGCCAAAGCTCGATACCCTTGTCAAGCTCATGCAGGCCCTCAACCTGAAACTCCAGGTAGCGGCAGCCGGCTGACAAGAATCAAAATGCAATAACGCCCCGTTCGTCGTAGACACTGCCGCTGCCTGTCCCGTTGCGGATGCAGCGGTCCAGTGCCATGATGGACGCCACGATTCCGTCGATTTTTTCGACGGATTTTTCTTTATCCGGCTTAATGTTCCCTGCAGGGTCCTGCCGCATGACCACGTTGCCAGCCATCCATTTGAGGACGGGGTTGCCACCATGGATGATGTTCCCTTCCATCAGGAGCTTGAACAGCTCCTTCGACGGCGGCGACATATCCTTGAACCCCTGGCCGAACGGCACCATGGTGAAGCCCATGTCTTCCAGATTCTGCACCATCTGGGTAGCGTTCCACCGGTCGTAGGCGATTTCCCGTATATGGTACGTTTCACCCAATTTTTCGATGAACTTCTCGATGAAACCATAATGGATGACGTTCCCTTCCGTCGTCTGGATGAAACCCTGCTTCTGCCATACGTCGTAGAGAACATGATCCCGTCGGCACCGCAGTTCCAGCGTGTCTTCCGGCAGCCAGAAGAAAGGCAACAGGATATATTTCTCGTCATCGCTCCGTGGCGGGAAAGCCAGGACCAGGGCCGTGATATCCGACGTACTGGACAAGTCCATCCCTCCGTAGCACATCCGTCCCCGCAGGAAGTCCCGGTCAATGGGAAGATTCCCCTTGTCGTAGACCTGCTCCGGTATCCAGCGGATGCTGGCCGAAGTCCAGATATTGAGCCGGAGCTGCTTGAAGACATTCTCTTCCGCCGGATTTTCGACGGCATTCCGATACGCTTCCCGGACGCGGTCAATCTGTATGGTGTGTCCCAGTGACGGGTTAGCTTTGTACCAGTTCGCTTCGTCCGTCCAGTCTTCCTCATGCTCCAGGCCATAGACCACCGGGTAAAAGGCGGAATCCTTCTTCCGGCCTGCCATCAAGTCCAGGGCCTTGGTGTGCAGTTCGTAGCAGATGCTGTTCTTGTCATTGCCCGCCGTGGTGATGATGAAAAAGAGCGGCTGCTCCCGGGCATCCCCGGAGCCTTTGGTCAGGACATCGTAGAGCTTCCGGTTCGGCTGGGCATGGATTTCATCAAATACCAAGCCGGACACATTGAGTCCGTGCTTGGTTCCCGTTTCCGCCGACAATACCTGGTAGAACCCGGCATTGCGGTAGTTGATGATCCGCTTCCCGGCCGACCGTATCTTGGAACGGCGCATCAGGGCCGGGCTCATCTCGACCATCTGCCGTGCCACATCAAAGACGATGGATGCCTGGTTGCGGTCGCAGGCTGCGCCATACACTTCCGCACTCGGTTCATTATCGGCATACAGAAGGTACAGGGCGATAGCGGCGGCCAGCTCGCTCTTCCCGTTCTTCTTTGGAATCTCTATATAGGCCGTCAGGAACTGCCGCTTCCCGTTCTCCTTGACGATGCCGAACAGATCACGCACAATCTGTTCCTGCCAGGGCAATAAAAGAAAAGGCTTCCCGGCCCATTTCCCTTTGGTATGACAGAGATTCTCGATGAAAGCGACGGCACGGTCAGCCTTTTCTTCATCATAACGGGAATCCGGCAGCATGAATGCTGACGGCTTATATACAAACGCCAAACTTGTCACCCCCTTAGCAGCAGTTCCATTTCATCCGTTTCTTTTCCGCCCCCGTTTTCTTCCCCGACCATGCGGCTCCGGGCAGACGGGGTCAGGCCGAACTGCTCGCAGAATTTCAGCATGATCTTGAGGTTCGTCTGGGCGATGGACACCTGAGGCACCTGCTGCAGATAGCCGTTCGGCGTCCGCACCATATCCCCATGCTGGGTGATGAACTCTTCGGCCCCTTTCCACCGGGCATACGCCTGGCAGTATCCGGCAAAGGCCATCATATCCAGATGGGTCAGCATCCCCATCTCAGCGAGGACTTTCCCCAGCCGCTTCCATTCTTTCTTGGCATCATCCTCCAGCCAGTCCGGGCAGCGAGGGAGCCGTCCCTTTGGCATGGGTTCCTTCTTATTGAGGGGACGATGGCCGGGATTGCCTTCCAGCACCTTGAGCGCCGTCGGCTTCGGTTTTCTTCCTCGTACAGCCAATGGCGCTCACCTCCCAATAAAAAAAGCCCTTGCGGGCTGTACGGCAGAGAAGGCCGCGGCTGCAGCCTTCCCAGATTTTCTTTTACCATTTCTAAAGAAAATTTATGCATTTTATTTTATGGCAAAGAACAGGGCCTTGCAGCCCCGTCTTCAGGATTCCCTTACTTCGTGCTTTTCAGGACATCGACCAGCCATCCGGCGCTTGGATGGGTTGCCCCGGTTGCTTTTTCAAGCACCTGGCGGTCTTCCTCGATATAATGAAACCCCTTGCCGACTTTGATGAACCGGGCATCTTCGTAGCCTTTTATATCAGTCCGGTAAACCCTTGCCGTGCGGCTTTCGCCATCGTAGCTTTCGCCATCCCATCCGCCAAAAGTGAAGGTCATTTTTTCCTTGGTAGCCTTGAAATGGGCTTCAAAATCAGCCCTTGTTATGGCTGTTTGGTATTCGCGGAGTTCGAAATGGTTGCGGAGTGCATAGATGTTTGTCATGGTAAAATCCTCGCTTTCGTGTGCTTTTCCTCTAGGGCTTATCCCCTTTGTCATGTATATATATCACTCTGAACGCACATAATAGCAAGTCATTCATCCGATATTTATGCATCTTATTCGATGACTTCCCATTCATCGGCTCCGGGTACCAGCCCAAGACTGCTGCCCGTATCCCACTGTACATGGATGGTTCCGGCATCATCGACGAACTGGACGGTGCCTTCAGTTCCCCTGGACGGTGCCTGCCTGTCATCCATGGCGATAAGCCGCACCCGCGTCCCTTCCATCCGTTCCCGGCTGTGCCGCAGACCGGCCCGCAGGACGGACAGGTCGAAACCGAATTTGCGGTACTCCTGCTCCATGTTCTGGTAGTACCAGTCTTCCGGGATGCCGAACCGCCGGTCTTCGTGCATGATGTACACAAGACCGCTGATGATGCCGTCATCTGTTTCCATTTCCACTTCTTTTTTGTAGTAGAACCGCGGGAAGCCTTCATAGGCATCGAGCCGCCGTTCATCCGCCGAAGAAATGCGCCAGAAAACAACCGGCACGAAGGTATCCACCTTCTTTTCGATAGTGGCGTAACATCCTGTCAGGGACCCTTTGAAGAGAAGTTCATAGCCCCGGATCCGGCCCGTTCCTGCAAGAACGGCATCAGGGCACCGTCTTGCCATCTGTACTTCACTCATGTTGCTGCCGTAGGCAATGTAGATTCTTTGTTTCATCGCTCTCATCCTTTCTGAAGGGAATGCCCTTCTACCACCCCAAGGGCAGCCGAAGCTGCCCGGAAGGCTATCTCCTTCAAGCGGCGGCATTGCGCCATGCGGAATTGCCCGTGAGGTGTTTGAGGAAGTGGAGGCGGCAGGCCTTAAATTCGTCGCCGATGAGTCCGAGCCGGAGCATCCAGCACCGGAAGGCGTATTTCTCATTATCCGTCTCGGTCTTCCGTGCCGAGGCCTTCTTCTGCGTGAGAGCCTGATGGGCGACAGCCAGGCAGAACTGGATGTATGCCTTGATTTCCCCGGCGTGAAGCGTCCCGTTGAAAAGCCGGAACTCGACGGTTCCCTTGGTGAAGGTGGCGTGCAGGTTCAGCCCGTGGTAGCGGGTGCTGTTGTAATGATGATTCCGTCCGTAAGGCGCTTCCTGATACCAGAGGTTGGCGATGCCGTCCAGGGTGACCGGCTTTTTCCGGTTGAGATCCTTCAGGAAAGCGGTGTTCGTCTTCCGGCAGTACCGGCTTTCCCGCGAGGGGTTGATCTGGAGAGCGCGGTAAATCATGTCTTCCTTGCTCGCCATGATGTTCACCAGGTTCCGCAGGGTCTTTGCCGTGAACTGTTCGGCCCCGACATGGATGTGGATGCCGCAGGACTTGTTGGCAAAAGCTCCGGCCTTGCGAAGCGTCCGCACCAGTTCCTGCAGCTTCGGGATGTCTTCGTAGGAAAGGATGGGACTGACCACTTCCGTGCGGTAGAAGC